CAATAGGTGATGGCAGTGCAGGTAATGATATAGCAGTCACATTTGATGGTGAATCAAATGATGGTGTATTAACATGGAAAGAAGACGAGGATTATTTTGAATTTAGTGATGACATACTTGTTGCTTCTACAGAGAAGTTACAATTTAGAGACACAGCAATATACATCAATTCATCTACCGATGGACAATTAGACTTAGTAGCAGATACAGAAATACAAATAGCTGCAACAACTATTGATATAAATGGTAATGCAGACATATCAGGTAACTTAGGTATAGGTGGCAATCTTACAGTAACAGGAACAACTACCTTTAATGGTGGTACATTAACTCTTGGTGATGCCGACACAGATAATATTGTATTTGGTGGAGAAGTAGATTCTGACATTGTACCTGATGATGATAATACTCATGATTTAGGTTCATCTAGTAAAGAATGGAAAGATATATACATTGATGGTGTAGCTTACTTAGATTCTATTAACTACGATGGAACTGCAATATCTGCCACTGCTGCAGAAATAAATATTATTGATGGTGATACATCTGCAACTAGCACTACACTAGCAGATGCAGATAGAGTGATTGTCAATGATGCAGGAACAATGAAGCAAGTCGCTTTAACTGATTTTGAGACATATTTTGAATCTGCACTAGATACACTATCAAATGTAACAACAGTTGGTGCTTTAGACAGTGGTTCTATTACATCAGGCTTTGGCAATATTGATAATGGAACATCTAATATTACATCAGGTGGTCTTCTTAAAATTGACACGGATGCAGATGCAGATGATTTAACAGGAGACAGTTCTTCAGGTAGATTAACAATAGGTGCAGGTGAAGACTTAAACTTGTATCATGGTGGAACTAACTCTTATATCGTAAACGATACAGGTGACTTAATATTAGATACTGCAGATGATATTGTTCTTGATGCAGATGGTGGAGATGTATTCTTAAAAGATGGTGGAACAACTTTTGGTTCATTAACAAATACATCAGGCAACTTAATAATTAAATCAGGAACTACAACTGCCTTAACTTTCTCAGGAGCTAATGCAACAATAGCAGGTGACTTAACCATATCAGGTGATGACTTGACTATGGGTACTAATACTAGTGGTCACATCATGGTTGCAGACGGAACTAACTTTAATCCTGTAGCAGTTTCAGGTGATGTTACTATAGCATCTGATGGTGCAGTAACTATTGCTAATAGTGCAGTAGAAACTGCGATGTTAAATGCAAATGTTATTAGTGGACAATCTGCAGAGACATCTTTAGATACATCTAATGATACATTACTTCTACATGATGCAAGTGCTAGTGGACTAAAAAAGATTACACTTGCAACCTTATCATCAGGTCTTGGTGGTATAACAGATGTTGTAGCAGATACTTCTCCTCAACTTGGAGGCTCACTTGACGTAAATGGTGAGGATATTGTTTCTGTATCTAATGGTAACATTACACTTACACCAAACGGAACAGGTGTTGTAAGAATAGATGGTTCTAATGGTATTGATATGCAATCAGGTTCTATATCCATTAAGAACTCAGGAAGTCAATCTTATGTAGACTTTTATTGTGAATCATCAAATGCACACTATGCAAGATTACAAGCTCCTGCACACTCTGCGTTTTCAGGAAACATAACATTAACTTTACCTGCTACTACAGATACAATCACAGGTATCGCAGCAACACAAACTTTAACAAACAAAACATTAACAAGTCCAAAGATAAATGAAGATGTAGCATTAACAGCTACTGCAACAGAGTTAAACTTATTAGATGGAGTCTCAGGATTAGCACAGGCTGATTTTACAAAATTAGCTGCAGTAGATTCAACTGCTGCAGAGCTAAACTTAGTTGATGGTTCATCTGCAGGAACAATAGTAAATAGTAAAGCAGTCATATATGGTTCTAGTGGTGAAGTCAATGCAACAACATTACAGATAGCAGGAACTTCTATTACTTCAACTGCAGCAGAACTTAACATATTAGATGGAGTTACCTCTACTGCAACAGAGATAAATGTAATTGATGGTGATACGTCTGCAACATCAACAACATTAGCAGATGCAGACAGATTTGTTACAAACGACAATGGTACTATGAAACAAGTAGCATTGACAGATGTAAAAACATATTTGACTAGTGCAGGGTTTTCTAGCGAAGACCCAACTGCGTTAGCGATTGCGTTAGGTTAAATTTAACTTGACAAAAACACACAAATAGTGTATAATTATAAGGAAAGAGAAAAATGGCAAATACATTTAAAGTGGTAACTAAAGCAGGAGTAACTAGCGAAGATGTCATTTACACAGTAGCAAGTTCTACAACCACAGTTGTTCTAGGAATTATGCTTGGTAATACAACAACTAGTCAAACTACTGCCACAGTTACTTTAAGTTCAGACACATCAAACAGAGCAGGTGCTAACAACGAAGCTAACCAAGACGTTGAATTAGTAACTAATGCTCCTATACCTGCAGGTTCATCACTTGAACTGTTATCAGGTAACAAAGTTGTAATGGAGACAACTGATGTATTAAAACTAACTGCATCAGGTGCAACAGATATAGCATTATCAATCATGGAGATTACATAATGGGATATGTAGGTAATCCACTTCCTGCAAACTTTCAAGCCTCACCTGCAGTAGTCAGGTTCAGTGGCGATGGAAGTGATACTACATTCGCATTAGGTAGAACCATATCAAATGTCCAAGACATACTTGTATCAGTTGATGGTGTTGTTCAGGATAGCTCTGCTTATACTATTCCTGATGGGTCTACTCTTACTTTTAGTGCAGCTCCTTCAAGTGGAACAAATAATATCTTTGTATATTTTCTTGAACTAGCAGGTGGCAACATCACTCCTGCAGCAGAGAACAAGGGTAACTTTAAAGGTGGTGGCTTATTTAGAACTAATGCACAATCATTAGGTGCAAACATAACAATACTTGCAACCGAAAATGCAAACGTCACAGGACCTCTTACAATAACAAGTGGTGTAACATTGACAGTAGAATCAGGTGGAAGGCTCGTAACAATATGAGTGAAATATTTGTAGATACAATACGAAAGACTGGTGGCTCACTAGGAACAGACATAAGAGTTAAGAATACATCTGTGTATGAGTCTGATGGTGGCACAAGTGTTACGCAAAACATTGTGACAGCTATAAGTAAAGCATGGTGTTTTAAAGTATCAAATGGTACAAGTCTTACAAGTTCATTTAATTTTAGTTCTATTGATGATGATGGCACTGGAGATTATGGTTTAAATTTTACTAATCCTTTTAGTGATGTTAATTACATACCTAATCAGAATATTAGAGGTGGAATTGTAGCAGGTAACTCTGATGGTCATTTTGCTGAAGTTGAAACCTGTAATACAACATCAGCAGAGTGTGAGACTTGGTATGGAAATGCTAGTACAAATGCAACTTTTCTTGATTGGGAAGTTAGACACTTATTTCACGGAGACCTAGCATGAGTACCTTAAAGACAAACACCTTAACAGGTACAACTTCAGCAGGTAGCATTGTTGTTACAGGAGAGGGTGGCTCTACCACAACGAACTTACAACAAGGGTTGGCTAAAAATTGGTCATTAATTAGTGTAAGTAGTGGTACTCCCTCAACTGATGATTCTTTTAATACAGCTAGTCTTACAGACGATAGTACAGGTAATGTCTTTGTAAATTTAACTAACGCAATGTCTTCTATAAATTATTCTAATCTTTTAGGAAGACAAGTAAGTGCTGCTTCAGGCACAGGTTCTAATTTTATACAATCTGTGAGAACGTCAAATAGAAGCACATCTTTATATAGAGCAAACAATTTTGAAAATGGCTCTGATGCTGACCCTTTACACTATGAAACACAAATAAACGGAGACTTAGCATAATGGCAAACGGAACAATAGCATTTGATACATTAACAACATCTGATTCAAAGAATACGAATACAGAGAAGTCTATTGATACGAGTTTTATTCTTAATGGTGTAAATAAAGTTTGGTTTACATTAGGCATGGATGCAGTTCAAGACGATAGTTTTAATTGTAGTTCTGTAGATGATGATGGAACTGGAGATTTTGGAATACATTTTACAAACGCTTTCAGTAATGCTTTATATTCCTCTGCACAAGCAGTAACAGTAACAGGATTAAATGACAGAATGTTAATACAAAGTCCTAGTAAAACAGCAAGTGCAGTTGAAGTGAGAACGTTAGCAACAAGTAATGGCTCTGACACTGAGGGTAATATTACTCATGCAGAATTGCAAATTTGTGGAGATTTAGCATGACAATAAAAACACCAAAGTTTCAAGGAACACATTTATGGGATAGATTGTGTTGGGCAAAAGAAAACTTAGAGGGTAAACAATCAGACTATCGCATTGTATGGGAAGACCCTGATGCACCTGAAGAATGTTCTAAGATAACTGTACCTGACCCTAATTGGATGGCTTGTGCATTACAAGGTGGCATACTACCACCTGTAGAAGTTTATTGGGCATTACAAGAAGATGAAGCCAAGCCAGATTTTAAAAAACATACAAGAGGTTATTTGCTACACAACACTAAACCTGTTGAAGCAATGACAGAAGAACAAGCAATAGA